AACACCATATTCTTCATACGGAATGGGTAGTGCAGAAGTAGATGTAGTAAATAAGACTTTATTAAATATTGCAAACACAGAGGAAACAACAAAAGGTGGTATAACTTATTCTATTAAAAATGGAATATTAAAGTTAAATGGAACTGCAACCGCTAGTTTTGATATACAGCTATCTAAAAATATAAAAAGGAAAAAAGGAAAATATACACATAGTTCTAGTTATATTCAGTCGGGATTATATATTAGTTTCGACAATTTAGCGTATACAATGATAAGTTCAACAGTCGGAAATAAAAAGACATTTGAAATAACAGAAGATACAACATATAAAACATATTTTATTTGGATAGATAAAGGAACGGTTTTAAGTAATGTTGAAATAAAATTACAATTAGAAGTAGGAGACACAGCAACAGATTTTGTCGAACATCAATCTCAAACAGCAATAATGCCGGTGCAGCAAGAAATGCTGCAAGGAGACTACATAGAGGACGTAGAACATCATGAGTGGGGAAAACTTGTTTTAAAAGGAGACGATGTCTGGGAAAAAGTGTCAAATTTATATCAAAACAAAACGACATATTTTCAAACTCAAAGCTTCGATAATTTGTTAAAAACAGAAGAAATAATTTCAAATTATTTTACTAAAAAAAGATTATGGGAGAAAGATGTAGAAGGAATCGTTTGCGATCCGTCTCATGCTTATTCATTAAGAATACGTGTAAATAAAACAATTGCAAGTACACCTAGTGAATTAAATGCATATCTAAAAGCACGATATGATGCAAATGACCCTGTTGTGATTTACTACAAACTAGCAAATGCTATTGACTTAGAGCTAACAGAAGCTCAAAAAGCAGTAAGAGAACAGAAGTTGCATACTTACAAAAACATAACAAATATAAATTTAAGTGATGAATTAGCAAGCATAGATGTAACATATAAAAAAGATTTAGACACAATACTTAATAACTTGCAAGCGCAAATCATAGCAAATGCAAGTGAGGAGGTGACTGAGTAATGATAGATTTAAGCAAAGTATTTAAAAATGCAGTAATAAATTTATACGCAAAAGGTGTATATACAGTAGATTATGCAATAATAGAAGCAAGTAAATTAGCAGATAAAAATAAGATAAATGCTACAGACTACGAAGAATTAATTACATATCTAGCAGAAGAGCAAGCAAAATCTATGCAAGAAGTAGAAGAAAAAACAGAAGAGAACGTGGAAAATACTGAAAAAAATGTGGAAAATGTGGAAACTACAGAGGAAACATCTACAGAAGAGGTGGTGGAGTAGATGGAAAAAACTTTTGAAACAGAAGTACTTACTAGACTTGCAGTAATAGAAAGTAAGCTAGATGGATATCAGAATATTAAAGAAAAGGCAGAAGAATCTTATACAATATCTAAGCAAAATAAAGAAGATATAAAAGATATGCAAGACAACAATAAGTGGCTATGGAGAACTGCAGTAGGTTCTATAATAACAAGTGCTATCGGTCTTGTATTTTTATTTATAAAAACAGGAGTGGGAGTTGGTTAATATGAAAAAATATAAAAAATGGTTCAAATGTGCAGGAATAAGAGCAATAAAAACAGTTGCACAAACTGCAGTAGCAACAATTGGAACAAGTGCAGTTATGGGAGAAGTAAATTGGTTAATGGTGGGAAGTGCTAGTTTGCTTGCAGGAATTTTAAGTATATTAACAAGTGTGGCAGGATTGCCAGAATTGGAGGAATAGGCATGTTAAATATAATAGAAAAAACATATAAAATAAACGGAAATTTATCAATAAGAAATTCTACAGAAAGAATAATATTACACCACGCTGCAGCGAGTCAATGTAGTTCTGATGATATAGACAAGTGGCATAAACAAAAAGATTATAGCTGCATAGGATATCACTTTTTTATCAGAAAAAATGGAACTATCTATAGAGGAAGACAAGAAAATGCAATAGGAGCACATGCATATCAAAATAATTATAATAGCATAGGAATTTGTTTTGAAGGAGATTTCGAAAAAGAACAGATGACTGATGCACAAGTAGAAGCCGGTAAAGAACTAGTAGCGTATCTAAAAAATAAGTATAATATATCTAAAGTACAAAAACACTCTGATGTAAATAATACAAGTTGTCCAGGTAGAAACTTCAGATTTGATGAAATAGCAAATTCTACTGTCAAGAATGTAAATACATCTGTAGAAGTAAAAAAAGAAGCAAGAGGCAGCGTAGCAACAATTCAATCTACTTTAAATAACAAATATGGATTAAATGTAGCAGTAGATAACATATATGGAAACGAAACAAAGAAAGCTTTAGTTAAAGCATTACAAACAGAGTTAAATAAACAATATAACAAAAATTTAAATGTAGATGGGATTTTTGGCGAGAAAACTAAAGAAGCTTGTATAACAGTAAAAAAAGGTGCAAAAGGGAATATAACATGGACTTTACAAGCTATGCTAGTTTGTAAAGGATATAATATTTCTGTAGATTCAAAATTTGGTGGAAACACAGAAAATGCAGTTAAAGATTTTCAATCAAAAAATAGACTTGTTATAGATGGAATTGCACGGAAAAAATACTTTTGCAAAATTATTCTCATAAAAATAGAGCTAGATTTATTCTAGCTCTTATCTTCTTTTTTTTGTCCGTTTTTTCTAGTAAAGTTATACTATTTATGATTAATCCTGTATAGTCTTTTACTTTAAACTTTGTATCCATTTACGGTTTTCCTCATCGATATATTGTAATAATTCTTTAACATCTACATCTTCTATTTTTTTAGTACTAAAATAAAATGTATAAGATACATCATCAACATCTACTATAGCATCTTGAATAACATATATAGTTTCATTTTTAGAATTTTTATAATAATATCTTCTTAAATTAGTTCTAGTAAGATTTAAATTAAATACTGTTAAATCTATTTCTTCATCTTCAAAAACTTTATATTTTTTATTATGTTTTTCTCCAACTTTTTCCATAAATTTTACAAATTCTATATCAGAACATTTAATATCTATTTCATTTCCTTTAAAATTAATAGTTTCCATATAATCCTCCTTAAAAATTTATTGTTATTTTATCATATCTTTGTCTAATATATTCAAGAGTTGCTGCAATTTTCCTTTTTTCTTGTCTTTTTCTGTAATTATAATAGCATATACGTACGTATAAGTCAAGTACTTTTTTTAAATTTTTTATTTTTTTCAGCTTCTTCTATATAGTCATTTACGAAATCTTTTAAAACCCTAGATGGCTTTGTATTATTCTTAGTACATGCAGTTTTAAATTTTTCTCGAATTTCTGGTTTTACATCTATACCTAGCTTGACTAAATTGTTTTTAGCGTATTTTTTTTGAGATTCGTACATATTAATCCCTCCTTGATTTTTTTGTCTTTTTCTGTAATTATAATAGCATATACGTACGTATAAGTCAAGTACTTTTTCAAAAAAATATAAATTTCTTCAAAAACACTTAAAACACACTAAAATCAAGACATAAAAGTATATGCATAAAAAATAAAAACGGCTTAAAATCGATTGTAGTGAGTCAAAAAACAGAGCAAAAAATAAACGAAGTTTTGAAGAAATATGAAAAAAATTTATAGAAAAAATTTACACAAAATCACTTGCATTTTTGTAAACAAATGAATATAATTAAATAAACTACTACAATACAAATGAAAAACAAAAAGGAGTAAAAGGAGGAGATTTTATGTATCAAGATTGGATGGATGAAGTACCTCTAGATGTTAAGTCTAGTAATAATAATGATAATAAATAAAAAATAAAGACAGTATTTAATATGCTGTCTTTATTTTAGGATCAAGATATTTAAAAGCTTTTTTCTTATTTTTCTTTTCTCTTTTTATATTATTGTTTCTTATTGATTGCCATTCTTTATACACATGAATAATATTGGTGTAATATTTATCTGTATAATTTTTATTATCGTTTGCAATTGTAACTGCTAACATTTTTATAGTTCTTAAAAACATTTGATGTAAAGACTGATAGATATAATCAGTTCCTGCTGATTGACTTGAAATATACATACATATATATTCTAATTCATTTAATACATCAGATATTAAAGATATAAACTTGAATGGTAAGTCTTTATTATCTTGTATAAATAAGTCTCTAGCCTCTTTATCTGTATAAGTTCGTGTATATATATTATACAATTCTTCTTTCGAATGACTTGTAAGGTAAAATTTTTCAAATTCAATCCTTAATAAATTTTTTTGTTTCAAATTTTCAATTTCATCTTTATTGTATTTTTCTGACATAATTTTTTCAATACTATTGTTAATTTCTTCATCACTTTTGTACACAATATTATGAAAAGATTTATTCGAAATGCGATATTCTAATAAATGTAAATATGTATTTTGAAGCTTAGCACTGCTTAAAATAGTGTTATATTTTTCGAAAAGCTGAGGCTCATTTTCATATATCTCTAAAAGTTCATCTCTGTCAAATCGCTGCAAATTATTCATATCAGTATCTTTTAGTTTCAATAAAGAACCTAATTGACTAGAATTAATTACTTTTCCAACTAAGTAACATTTATTAAGAAGTTCATCAGAAAATAACTTCGCAATTTCTGCACCTTTTTCTTGTTGTTGCAACGACTTATTTTTAGTATATTGATACATAGACCAAATTGCAGTAGCTAAAAGACCTAATACAGTTATAAGCGTTCCAAAATTATCTAAAGAAATGCCTAAAAATAATACTTGTTGACTTTCAATATTTTCAATTTTTTCAGGATTATTAATTTGTGAAAATTTTAAAATTAGTCCTGAGATTCCTAAAACAATTCCTAAAATAATTAAAATGCAAAATAATCTTTCCCACAAATATTTAAAAAAGCTAATTAAATGTCCTATATTTTTCTCACAAAAATTCATTTTCATCCTCCGTATAAAATTTTAAAATGATTATATAAACATTTTGTAACAAAATCAATATTCTTGTCAAAATTTGTAGATTCCTTTGTTGCAATAAAATCAACAAGAAGATAAAACATATTCGACAAAATTCACGATACAAAGTAAACATAAAATAGTATAATTGTAGTAAGAGGTGATTACTATGAAAAATTATAGAATAGAGTTGCTTATTACGAAGAATCGTGCAAGATTAGAACGAATGATAAAAGAAGATTATAGTAGAAA